TATGAATACGGTACACTATTATATTTTTCAGAATTAGATGCAGTTAAATATGCTTGCCACTGATCATCATCTATTCCAGATAAATTCATTATGCGACCTGATACAGATCCATCATATAATGAATATAAACCTTCAGCAGTTGGAGATATTGAATCTAAAATAGCAGTATATGAAGGTAGAAAATTTTGTATTTTAGGTAAAATTGTATCTTTACTTCGTTCTAACAAATTAGGTTGAATTAATAAACCAGTTAATTTATTTACGCGTGCTGGCAATAATTGTTCTAATTGTTTAAAAAATGATAAATCAAATAATGTAAACATACTAATATAAGCATTTATATCATTTCGATTTTCATATTTTTTCCAATATGACTGTGCTGCTTGTATTAGTTGCGGATACGATTTAGAATCAGATGCGCCCGGGTCACCTATATATTCATCCAATGAAGTAAAACCAAACTGTGCAATAATATCTTCATCTATCATTGTTTGTGGAGAAAAATATACTCCTAATTTTTTACTATCAATAGGTGCCGTATCAAATTGACTACGTTCAGCTCTAGTTTTAACATCTAATGAACCAACCAGCTGATTTGATTCTAAACGTATTTTATTATCATCATATGTTCCTGCACCTAATGATACCCCATCATAATAATACGTTTCTTCAATTGAATCATATGGTGTTGCCAATGTCCAACTAGAAAACGAAGCAGAAATAATTGAAGCAGCTGGCTGTATGCCTTGCAAACTAGATGTTAAGTTGTGATTGATATTTTGATTTAATGGCAATCTAAATAACAATTCAGAATATGCATCAACATTTCCATCATATGCTCCGGGAGCTTTTGTATGATTATTTAATGCGTCATCTTGTAAACTAGAAGACCATAAACGTAATTCTTGTAATTGTCCAACTAACCTGCTAGCACCAGTAGAGGTACTACCTAATGTTAATGTACCAGAATAAGGTAATGACGCTGTTGCTGATGCTGACACTGTTGTAACAATTTTACCATATTTAGATTTTTTTGCAACTAAATCTAAATTAGTTCCATTTTTACGAAGTACCGTTGTAATCCAGTCACCATTAAATAATTCAAAATCAGCTGAAGATGTACCGTTAATTTGTATACTACCTAAAGTGCCGCTACTAAAATCAATAGTAACTGCGTTAGATCCAATCTTATACAAATTCATTGTATTTGGTATTGTTGGATATTTTAATACATCAGCCGTTCTAAAACGCAACTCTACAGAATCTATAGATTGCGAATAATTTACAGTTACCGTACCGGCAGAACTACCACTTAAATCTAAAGCATAATCAAAATTTAATTTTTCATAAATTGGAGCTCTATCTAATCTCGGGCCGCCGTATTCATTTATACTAATAAATGATTGCGGAATTCCATAACATGATAATAATGCTTGAATACTACGTTTTGTTCCTTTACTTTTTAAAAGTAATGGCAAGTTATTTACAATTCGTCTCCAAATTGTATATGTCATATTTTGACCTGATACTGATGGGTCACCTACTGTATTTGATCCAGTTAACGGAGTACCAGATTCATCAGTTCCTAAAACATATTTCCATAAATCTTGATCTTGAGAACCATTTGTTAAAGTCCACCCAAATTGTTTTGCTACTGAATATAACAATTCATTTGGCATACCTAATTTAGGATTTTCTTCACGCTTATTAAGTTTAGTCATATGGTTGATATATGTATAGAATATATCATAATGATGACCTAACATGTTTATAAACGTATTCAAATTGTCATTAGATTGATCTAAACGAAGATATTCAGGAACTGAATAATATAATGCATTGTAGTTTAATTGATCATACAATGATGCACTAACATATATAGAATCATACCAATTTTGGAATTGTGAACTAGTTACAGAATATAATGTATATGGTATCGTAGAATTAGATTTAGGAGTCGGCGAAATATAACTGCCAGTAACTGATGCAACTGTTGAATATTCGCGTGGTAAATCGTATGTTGTTAATTTTGAAGATGATTCATAATACAACCAATGTTCAAAATTATCAAAGCCTCCAATTAAATTATTTTTTAATGTTAAGAATTCTTGTTGATTTGATATAGCAACACTTCCAGATAATTGTGAAACTGCAAAACTCTGAGATGTATATGTTTCTAGTAATTGTAATTTATATCTAAAATTTTCTAATCGTTCAGTTGCTGAACTATAAAAAATAAAGTTATTGAAATCAGAATAATCAATATTCAATTTCATTCCAGACAAACTACCAGAAAAATATGCATCAACAATTTGTTGTGATGTTTGTGTCGATGAACCTAATAATTCAGTCCAAGTTTTTAATCCAGTATCCGTTGAAGTATTTAATATAGATACTGCTTGCCAATTCGGATTTGCTAATTTATTAAATGTACGGGTAGTTGATTCTGTTTGTAAAGTAACATTATCAATATATGGAAGTTTTAATTCTTCAACGATCCAACATTTAAAATCTTTTTGAAATTCATTAGGTAGTGGTTGATTAAGTTTTACATAAACATATTCGCCAACTACTACACTATTAACAAATTGAAACGTTTGATTTCTACTAAAATTCAATAAATATGTTTTGAATTTTTTAGGAGTTACAATTTCATTAATTATAGATTCTCGATTTCTAATGCTAGAAACTGTTTCATATCGTATATCTACTGTAGATGTTTGATTTACTGTATCTATATAATTAGTTAATTGCGTTAAAAATTGTGGATTTTTTATATCAATAGCACGTAAACGAATTTCAGTTCTATCTGGAGAAATTTCATCGATTCTTAAATATTGTTGTTCATAACTACCTATCAAGTTTTTAAAGAAGTTAACAACAATTTTTAATGTACCAGCTGTTAATTTTAATGTATCAAATTCCTTGCGAATATCAATTGCAATTGGATTATATAAATCAATTTTACGATTTGTTATTGGATCAACATATTCTGGAATTTTTATTACTTGTTGAACTTTATGATTTCCTGACAACCAAGAATCTGTAGAATATACATGCAATTCTAGTCTAGAATCTCCAGCATTTTCTTTTATAGCGGGTACTGGAAGATATTTACGTTGATTATTAGGATATGATAGTAAATCAATTTGTTGGTCAGTTAAACGCTGTGCAACTATTGCATTAGTAGTTGTATTAATTTGTTGAATATTTTTATATTGCGTTAACATACTTATACCGATTCGAATTTAATAAATGTTGAATTTGCCAATATTGTATGATTTCTATTTTCTTGTTGGTCTTCTGCAAAGCCTCGTAAAAATATATCCGTGCCGGCGCCTAAAGCAACCAATGAAGCATTACTTACTGTTTCATCAATATTAGTAGTATATATGCCTTCTTTTGTAACTTGATTCTTATTATTTACATCATCTGGAGTAAAAAAATTAGTAAATAAAAACGAAGATAAATCAGTTATTTCTCCATTTTTTCCTAAACCAAAAAAGAATCCAACTTCTGAATTTCTATTTGAATTATATTGCGTTGTTATAACACCTGTTACTTTTAAATCTTTTCCTTGTTCAATTAAATCTTGCGTTATAGTAAATGCATTATTATATTGTTGCGGTGGACCTTGAGTTACATTTGATAATTCTACAATCTGAGCTTCAGTTTTTGTTCCATCTAAACTGTCTTTGCTAATTTTACTTACTTGTTGATTTGCACTAGGTTTATACGTAGATGGAGTAAGTGGTATATTTGATTCAACTGTAGCAATTTCAGATTCTAACTCTAAAGATAAATCTAAATTTAAATCCAAATCTAAATCTAATGTTTCGTCAACGATTGCAGTACGAGCTGGAAATTTAAAATAATTAAATTGAGTATCTAATAATGGCAATACCGATTCGGCTAATACATTTGTTGTAATTGCTTCTATAACCAATAATGATGATGTTGTTTGTATTAAAACATTGCCAGCAAGATTTCTAGGTACTACTGTATTATCATTTGACAACGCAGTGATACCTTTTTCTTCATAAAATGAATCTTGTCGAAGTGAAACGCTATCCATTATCTAACTACTTTAAAATAAATTTGATCGTCAACGTATTGTACCGTAAATCCATCTACAATTTTAAGTTGTAAACGATAATAGCGTTCTGGCATAAAACCGTTCATATCCATGTAAATATAATTGCTGGTACTATCGCAACTTACTTTAGTATAAATATTATCATATGGAATTATGACTTCGTCAGTTGCAGCATCCAAAACAGAATAATATGAACCCGATGGTAAATACTTAACTGTATCAAGTGGATATAAATTCGTAGGAGATTTTTGCGGATATTTGTCTCTTGCAAAAATTCTAATTTTAGAAATTTCCGTGTCTTTATAAGACGGTTTAACATTGGTGTATACAATATATGAATCTAGATTAGCCGCGGACATAGAACCCGTTGTAAAAGCACTGTTATCCCAATACATCGTTAATTTAGGTACATATATCGTATGAGTTTCTCTGCTAAAAAATCTAACATAGCCTTTTACGTTATCATCTACTTCATCTGCATCTGAATATTGTATTAAAAATCCGTAGTTTGGTATTGTGTTTGAGTTGCTTCCACTTAACCATATTCTCATTTGATTGGTAACATCTACATTAATATCGCTAGTTCTATAAGAAAATGATTCAGATGTAATTAAGGTAGGAGCTGTGCTCGAACCGGAATAATATAAATAATTTCCATCTAAGCCCGAACCAGAAATATATAAATCACTAGTGCCAATTTCTATCTGTTGACTACCTGATATCCACGTAGAACCGCTGCCAGGTGTATTCCAACACGCACCATTTGTAGTTATTTCAGATAAATAACCAGTACCATTTACCCAATTCTGACCTAACATTTTTACGTTAATATCATATTCATCAGGTAAATTTTTTGCATCAGTTGTAAATAATTGCAATATAAATTTACAATCTGTTACTAGTTTATTATATGTAGATAATGATGCAGAAATTTCCGACATATCAAATTTTACGATACTTCTTGCCTTTAATAATGTTTCGCCGTCTGTGCCTAGACGTTTACCAATTTCTAGTATTTCGTCTAATCCAGTATTGTATGTTGGAAACGCTTCATACAACGTTGTATCTTTTTCTGCATAAAATATTCTAAACATTATAATCCTTAATAATTAACTACTCGACCTTTAATGTCTTGATTTGGAAATTTTACTTCAAATATACTAGGATCTAAAGAAGGATATATAACGCCATTTTTTGTAGCAGATGATAAATCATAAACATTTCCGGAATATCCTAATGTAGTATCATATACATTATTAAATGTAAGATTAACTAAATTCTGTACACCTTTGACATTTGAAATAACATTCATGACTTCTGTTTTAAGTATAGGTTGATTGATTTGCCAACGATCAACATCAAAATATGTTTTCAATGTATTAATACAATTTAATAAAACTTCATTGCTATTATAATTAGATAATACAGAAATTTCAAATTGTACTCCTACATTGATTATAAAAGCATCTTTTATATTTACAGCATCTGTTAAGATACGATATTGACTTAAATACGTTTTTAAATTTTCTTTAACTGCTGTATTTAGTGCAGTTAATTGTTTATTTTCATTGAATCCTAATATGTACATGTTAAGTGCTAAAGGATTTGGTAAACGATTTTGCGTGTAATCTTCTTGTATAATTTGATCGTCAGGGACAATGTATGCTTTTGATATGCTACCAAATTTAGCTGGCATTGAATACGCTCGTATGATATAATCATCTCGCGTTACCATACGATTCTGCGTTGCAAAATTTGATAATGCATTATTTTTTATGTCTTGTAGTGTATCAGAATTTTTAGCTCCAGAAGCTGGCACTGGATTTGTAACTGCTACTGTATTTTTAACAAAATTAAATACTGGTACAGCGCCTGTAGAATTAACATCTTCATCATAATTAACTTGTTGAATATTAGTTAATACATTTGCTACAACGTTATCTGATATACCATTACCTATAGTATATGTTACAGTTAACGTTGTATTTGCAGGAGCTTGTCCGTATGTTCTTGTATATAAAAAATTAGAAGGATCAATATCAACATCTATATTTCTACGTAATCCTGATAAACCATTTCCTACATTAGTTGGATTTGGAATGATTTCTTCATCATTATTATCTGATACTCCAGCGCCGAATTGTAATTCTAAAAGATTATCACTACGTAATCTTGTTACAAAACGTTTAGCAGTACGTTTCATTTTTAATAAATTAGGAGATGCTGACCTATATTGATACAAATCCGGGTCATTTTCTGCTAAGTTAGGTACTGATTCAAAAATTGTGTCTTGTGCTAAATATGGAACCTCATACCAATTATCGCCATCAGATTCAGTCATCGAAATTATATCAATAATGTTTGATTCGGGTAAAACAATTTTATCATATGCCACAGGTGAGCCAAATGTAAATGTTCTAGTAACAATTTGACCTGATACAGCTTGTACTTGTTTTTTTAATAAATAGTATGTTGGCTGTTTAGTAGAATCATCACTTTCATACACTGTAACTTCAGTTGGGTCAAAAGAAGATGAATATGAAAAATCAACTAAATCTAAAGTTCTAAATACGGCTGATCCGTTGTTTGCTCCAACTTGCATACCAGGTTTTATGGAAAGTGCATATGTGTAATCGGGAGCAACATTATTACCAGATCCAATAGATGGAACCAATTGAAATACATCCAATGTAACATATGCCGGTATTGAATTTTTTGGACGATATCCTAACATGTTAGCAATATCATATATATTTCCTCGTTCCGATGCTTGTTCTAGTAACGATTCTTTAAGATTATTATCAGCATAATATGACAATACATCGCCGACATAAGCTGATAACTCTAATAAAATCATTCCAGATGATGCTTCACTAAAATCAGTATATGTTGTAGGAAAATATTGTTTAGTAAATTCAATTAAATTTTTTCGAATTTGACTAAAATCTTTACCTAAATAAGAAACATCTTTTTTTGTTTCCATGTTATTGTCCTTGTTGTACTTGTACTACGCCATTATCATCTACAGTTAATGTAAGTGTATTTATATTAATACCAGTATGCGAATATTCAAGTGTAATTTCAATTGAATGAGTCATAGTTGGATCATCTTCAATTGTTTTTACTAAAATATTTGATACGGTAATTTCAGGTATCCAATAAGCAATTGCTGGAGAAATGTAATCTTCAACGCTTTGTTGCAATTCTCGAGAATTTACTTCAAATAATATTCTAAATAAATCAGTTCCAAAAGTTGGTTGTATTGGTCTTTCACCTAATCTTGTTAATAATAAATTTTTTAATTTGTTAAAAACAGCTTGTTCTGATGTATAAATTGTTGAAAATGGAGATGCTGATCCGAATGATATATCTAAACCATTAGGTGTCGCTGTTTGAATATTTCCTACATCAACAATTACATACGGCATTTTTTAACTAGCTTTCTTTTTATTTATCGCTTTCATTAACGTTGAATAATCACGCGTTAATGCTTGTGCTACTTCTGGTGTTACCTCATACGTTTTACCAGTCTCCGGATCTTCCATTACTTTCGGAGCTGTCGGTGCAATATCCATCGCCTCTTTCATGTTTTGTCGCATTGCTCCAAATCCTTGAGCATGCGCCGATGTCATTCGTATTTCATCCATACCTTCATTCATCATATCCGAAAAACTATTCATC